CGTATATAGTAATGCGGTTATCTAGAAAGATTATCTGGATAAATAGGTTCACGGTCTGAATTAATTCGTATGAATAGGTTAGCCGTGCTCTTTGGTATGATAATGATGACGGCACCAGCACATGCCGATATTACACATAAACTGAGCTCGAGCGTACAGTTAAACGTTAACTCAGCAGCAACTCAGGTTGAGAGAATCGGTAGCTCGTACAGCGTAACTGGCAACAATGTCGGTACAACATACACACCTTCTGGTGGTAGTGCTGTATCCAATGGCATCGGCGCATTAACTATATCATCAGGCGTTGGTAGCATACCAGCGTTGGAAGCAACCCAAGCGACAGCAGGGGAAAGTTTCAGCTTCACTCAAAATTTCCTTCAAGGGGACGCTATAAGTGGGTCTGCTCCAACGGTAGGTAGTGTTGGCAACTTCTCTAGTCAAGTTACTAATGCAGCTGGTGTTGCAGGTGACTTAGCTGGTACTATCGACCAGTCTGGTACGATGGCCATCACAGCAGGAGGCGCGGGCACCTCGGCGGTCGGACAATTTACCAGTGAAATCTTAATCAAATAGTGGAGAATCCTCGTGAGCATCCATTTTGGAAAGATAATCACGTTTACTGTGACATCTGCAGTGGTAGTATTGACTACTGCTGCCGATGTCCTGGCGGTCCCCGTGGTCCCAAACTTTCAACAGGGCCAAATGACCAGCCACACAGAAACAACCTCTGAGGTGACTGAGATAATCAATTCCATGGACTATGGGACTGGTTATACATACAGTGTCAGTGGTCATGGTGTTAAGCCTAATGGTAGTAACATCTTACCAGACTCAGTGCAACAGCAGAGCATCAAAGCTCCTGCTACGACCACAAATAGTAATGGAATTACATCTACATGGACAGGATTGAATCTCAATTCAGGGTCTCGTCCTCAATGGCAACAGACAACGCCAGGAGCAAACTTCTCCTTCGTAGAAAGTTACATGGGACCAGGTCTCCAGAATCACACAGTGATAGAAAGAACAACAAAAGTAATTTCCGTCACAGACACAACAAGTATCTTTACGCAATAGCATCATGCCTACTAACACTAACACCTGTGAATCCTGCGGCTGCGGAAACTGTGGGGGGAGTAAGTGCAACTGCAAACCCAGTTGCCAACAGTAGTGGCTCAGTAACCAATCAAGCCATACAAGTTTTACAAGGTCCTTATATAACTAACACCTATGGTGATGGTATTAGTTGTCAAGGAGCAACGTTTAACTTCACACCCTATGTCACTCGTAGTACATCTTGGATGTTTCCTTATGAGCCGAATTATAATGACCCTGTGTATAACATGGTTGACCTTATTGGTGACTACAACGCTGATGGTGACCCTATCCCAGACGGAATCCCCGACAAACCTGGAGAAATTTTATATCATAGATCGATAAGGACTGGACAGAAAGATAACTATAACTGGAATGCAGGTTTCTCTGCTACTATTTCTTGGCCATTGGATAGAAAGGCACAAAATCTTTGTAAGGAAGCAGCAACTAAACACAACCAACTACGAGAGCAAATCCTTGCTAACCGTAGATTAGAATTTGAAATTACAAGATTGAAAAAATGTGGCGAGCTTGCTCAGCAAGGCATCACCTTCGCTACATGGAGTCCATACCACAAAATTTGTAGAGATATTGTAGTACGTCCTCAGGTTACTCAATCAGCACCACACGTGCACGGTATTAAAGTTACTCCTTCCTCTTCACCGCAGGTAAACCCTTCTTTAGACGATAAGAATCAGTCATCTGCTCTTGACGAGATAAGCGTCGGGGATGTTTCCCCCTCAAAGTAGCAATCTTTTTGATTGCTTTCTTGACTGCAGGTTTAACTACCTTAAGAAGTAAGTCTGCTATTGGTTTTGCCAACAATGCAGATGTAGTAGCAATAGCAGCAATAGATGCAGTAGCAACTACTGCACCAGCAGTAGGTACATTACCTACAATTTGGTCAGGTATAGACAATTTAACTTTAATGGGGACACATTCAATTGTGTCTCCATTTTTTATGAGTTTATAATTAACAATCTTCTCGTCACCAATCACCGTGCCTACAGGTTCTTTCGCTGCCTGTATCTCACTAGGACACTCTTGCTTATTAGTTGGTGTTGGTGTCTTTGGTATTTCTGTTTTAGGTGTCTCTAACTCTGGCTCAGGAGGTGGATTGACTGGAGGTATTGGTGCCTTGTATTCATACTCAAGTTTATTCTTATCGTAGTCGATAGGATTAAAATTTGGCATACCAGCATCACAAAATACCTTGACTCCCTTAGGGTCTTCTATCTTAAGGTCTTCTGTGTTACCTTCATGTGCTTCCACACAACCAGGCATGTTGATAATAGGTGTGCCTATCTCCTGTGTAACAGGAGGTAAGATAGGCAAAGCAGTCGGTGCTGACTTTAACCATTCTGGTGTATAGATTTGTGGAATGTCACTGATGTTAATGTTGTTAACACCCACTGATCTAATACCTATTCCATTAATTCCAATCTGAGGTATGTCCATAAGTCGCTACCAATACGACACGACGTTGTGTCTTAGGTAAGTGGTGATGATGGTATCCCTTAAAGATAACGATGTCATCTTCCATCGGCTCACGTGCTTTACTATCTGCGACCGTGGGTCCACCTGCATCCGTCAAATAAATGAGAAGATTTTCATGTGGAAACTCATGGTCTACATGTGAGATAGTGCTTTGCGGTGCATTGGGTTGTGGGTCCACAGCATTCGCATTCATTCTATAAACTAGAGATACACTTAAGTTATTGTAGTCAAATATTTGCTCCAACACCGTAGAAAATAAATCTAGGTAAGGAGACTTAGGAATTGAGTATTTCTTAAACTCAGGTCTATCTAAAAAGACATGAGAATAAAAATGAAAATTATCTTTCTCATTCTTGTCGTAAAACCAAGCAAAGTCTGACCCTAAGACCAGACTCTTTAGCTCCGCATACTCAGGAGAGAAAGGATTTCTCAATCGTTTCATGATAAAATGTGGTTTAGAAGCCAGGTACTTTAGGTGTTACTGGGAGAGGTAGACCAGTGGTCGAAGGAATCTCAGGAAGAGCACCATCGATTGCTACAGGAAGAGCACCACCAATTGCTTTACCAATCTCTTCAGTTACTTTAGCCTTAATATTCTCAGTAATTTCTGCACGTTGAAGGTAGACATAACCACCAGCACCTACGATACTGAGAGAGACAAGACCTGCGAAGATTGCAAGTCCATCAATAATTTTACGCATAATTTACTCCACTTTAGTTTTTTTTTCGACGTATTCCACAGTGTATGTGGTCTTTTTACCATCTTCTCCTTGTCCTTTCTTAGTTGTAGCGACCCCAAAGGTAGCTAGCGTTCCTGTAAAAACAGAAGCTATGAAAGTCGGATCGATATTAGTCTTTGCCAGACCTGGTACCTGCAAATAATTAATTGTCAAGATACATGCGCTCCACCCAAGAATGGTCAAACGCACAAGTGTGGCTACACCTTAATCAAGTAGGTCAAATTTCTTTTCAGGCTTCTCCTTTTTAGGTGTTTCAGCCATAATGACTTAGTATAAGGTAATTCTATTTAGCTTTCAGAAGATGCTACCTTTTTCTTACCGATGTTATATTTAGATTCAAGTGTCCATTCTCCTTTGTCCTTAAAGGAAAGCACTTTAATCTGGTTAAGAGGTGCAAGGTCTGCTGCCTCTTCTTCTACTGTAATACCTACGAGTCCCCAATCAGATAGCAGTTTAGCAATACGATTCCTACGTTGAATATCATTTGATGTGATATTAGTAGGTTTACCATCGAGTGCAAACAACTCTTTGAAGTGGACAATATAATACTTGCCACGTTTGTGTAGTATGTGACAGGATTGATAGAGTTTCCTCTCCTTTCGGGATGCAACGCCAACACGAGTAAGTGTCTCACGAACCTTCAGAAAATCATCTGGTTCTTTGAGTGTCACTTCTAGCATCATATCCTGAGACCAACTGATCTCTTCACTCATCTCCTTCCTCCAGTGTCCATTTTAAGCTTAATAACCTCAAGTTGCTCCTTTGACAGGATTCGTAATGCTGCTACTGCATTTTCAGTGTTATATCCATAGTATTTTTTAACTAAGGCAAGGTCACTGTTTTTATCTTTCTTGTCCCAAGGAGAAAATCTCTTGGATTTCCTAACACTATGTATAAAAAAGGAGTATTGCATGTCATTTCTTAGATGAGAATTGATATTCATCTCATTGGCATACAATACAGTATCGATATGATGCATCAAACATTTGTTGATAACAAATGCAGGATACTTTTGCATAGCAAGTGCATCATTAGTAAGGTCACCCTGCTTAAGATTGATACTATTAAGATAATCTTTAAGAGGAATTGCGTAATCAGAGGACATAATATAAAACTCTTTCAGATGGGATTCTTTCTTTAACAGCGAGTGAATTCACAAAGAATACTTGTGTCAATCGCTCATACTCAACGTGTGAATGTGAGTGCCATGTCTGTGCATCATATAAAATGCACCTATTGAATACATTTTTGACAATGGTAGTTGTCTCAAATTGTGTGTTGTATTCTTCGTAGTCTTGAAGTAGAGATGCTTCACCTACATCTTCCTTTATAGGTCTATAAAAGGAGGTGCCACTGTCTAGGTCAGGGTATGGGTCAAGATATATTACACCAGCGATGACACTATCCATACCATCCTTGTGAATAAGACCTCTACCCATAGGGTTAATCTTTTGAAACTGTGTAAGCACAGTGCTATCGATACCATTCTCAGGTTCTACCACCAGTGAGAGAAACTTTAGAGACATCTTTTCAAACATCTCATAGTTGAGGTCTTCAATGCGTCCCGACCTAACACCAGGAAAATGTCCTGTCTTGTTGTAGTCTAAACTAAGTGCATAGTTTCTAACATCATGAGGATTCTCATAGAAGTCATCGTAAACTACTAGGGGAAAACTCATCCGATGATTGATTCAAGTGGTGTAGGAGGATTCAAATCGTAGTTTGCTACGAGTAATTCAGTCTTCATCTTATTATCTGCACGATGCTTCATACCATATGTGATACGAAACTCTTCTTGGTTGAAGTTACTATACTGCTCCTTCAAAAATTCATCGTTATTATATGTAACCATCCACTCATGTGGACATGCATTACAATCTTCTACAAATCTCTTATGGTCAAACCCTTTATGCAGTGCTGCATCAGTGCCATACAGATAACTGTTAATCATATATGGTGGGTCTAGGAATACAAATACGTTGTCACGTTTGCTATCCATATTCATCACATCTTTGTAATCAAAGTTAGTGATGTGCCAGTTTTTAATCATCCCAGAGATAGTCTTAAGATACTCTGCACCACGTGTGGTAAAGTTTTGTCTTGATGCTGACGCTGAGAAGGATGAGTTTTCAGTCAAGCCAGAATAACTGCACTTATTAAGAATCCAAAAAAGACAAGCTTTACGAAAAGGATCCGCGTCCCGAATTTCGTCTTTAGATGCTCGAAAAAGTTGCTTTGCTTTGTCCTCATCAGAGTGCTCCTCCTTGATCCTAATGAGGCAATCGCTAAGGTCATCACCATGTTCTTGTAGCGTGACCCAGAATTGGTAGAGATATTCATATTTGTCATTGACCCATACAGGGATATCAGGATTAAGATGTGTGAAAAGTAGTGCGATACTACCTCCACCTAGAAAAGGTTCGCGAAACTCACCAATATCTTTTGGAAATTTAGCAACCAATTTCTTCGCAACTCTTGACTTACCGCCAGGATAACGAAGAGGAGTCTTTCTGAAATTCATAATAATTTAACGTTAAGTTGTGGCATGTCCCATGGACCAACATTAGTTTTGCCAGTAGGGAAAGCATTGAATGAGATAGTCCACCTGTCATAGTCTTCTACCTGTCTACCTGAGTAGTGTTTCAACCAAGCAGGAAACAAAATAAGTTTACCTGCTTCCGCTTCTACCTTCTCATTAATCCCCCAAGCACATTCCATCTTATCATGATACCACACATCTAGGGTATCTGTCACCCTCGGTGTGCAAGGGTCATCAAAGTAGGTTGGAGCACCATCCGTCAGGTAGTAGACGGCACTCAGATATGACATAGGGTGTCTGTGTAATGGGTGACCAAACCCACTCCCAGCAGGTGCGTGGTTGGACCATGCGAGAGTGATGTCAAGGTTGTCACAATACAGTTTATATACAGCACGATACTCACGCAAGCATTGCTCAAAGAATCCAAACAATTGGTCAACCTCTGGACACTGGTCATCCTTAATCGTATGAAGGTCAGGACGTGATGTAATCACACCCTCAGGAAGATTAGATTGCATAGAGGGATAATTCCTGAGAAACTTAATTACCTTGTCTGTGTTGTGTGTAACATCACAGTGGTATTCTCTCAGGACAACTGGAAATAGTTTTAATTCTTTACCCTGCATACTTGCTCAACTGCAACGGACCTAAACCTTCCTTCCACCCATGTGCCGTCATCTTTGCCATAGGTTGATGCGCTCTACCACCAGCGTTTATATTACCATTAGGTAGAGTATTGAAAGCGATAGTATATCTATCGATAGGGTCGTGATTTGCCACACTACAGTGGACCATATATGAAGGAAATATAAAGCAGCCACCTGCACCAGGGTGGACAAATAACCGACTGTCTTTAATTGGTCCACCATCCAAATGGACTTGACCCCACTCACGTTGTGAGAGAGGGTCTAAAAACACCGTTGGAGGACCCTCTGTGAGGTAGAATATACCGCTCAAATAGGACATTGGATGCCTATGTGGGTCGTGGTGGTCACCCGTAGATGCATCACTTCTGTTGACCCATGCCTTGTTTACTACTATACGGTCAGCATCCCACCCATTATCAGCATGTAATGTGTCAATACAGTGCTGAAACCACTCAAAAGTTTTCACAAACTCTGGGTTGGTGTGCATATCATTAGTGGTGCCTACCCCTTCAGGTTCATTCCACCTATGAAACTCTAGTTTCTTTGCTTTCTCTAGTGTATCTGCTACCAATTCCTCAGGTGCATTGAAGTTAAAGCATCTAATAGGAAACAGATTTTCAGTAGTGTATTTTTGCCTCATAATATGTCTAAATTTGCTATGCCTCCATTGATAGGCCCGAATGGTAATGCATTAAAGCTTACAGTATATCTATCCATTTCAGCAGGCACAGTAGAGTGCCAAAACCAACTAGGAAAAATGATAAGTCTATCACGTATTGCTGTAAATCTTTCCACAAGGGGACCGTTTTGGTCAAACCCATGCTTACTCATCTTCGGGAGCGTGAAGATTTCAAATTGCCCTTGGGACCTGTCGTGAATCGGGTCATAAAAAAGTGTCGGAGACCCCCCTGTAGCGTAGAAGTTACCGCTCCAATATGCATTAGCATGTCTGTGAGGTTCTTGGGCAATGCCAGGCTCATACTTATTCGCCCACATGGACGAGATTCTGAATCCTTTGCAATCATAGTTATAGTATTCGTGTACCTGCTTTAAGCAGTGATTAAAATTAATTACCAACTCATCGAATAGGTAATTCTTGTGGAGAGTGAGGTCAGAGTTAAGCACTCCACTACTTCTCCTTATCAGGTCGAGTTTATCTATCTCTCTTACAACATCTGTCTCAATGTCAAGAGAGAATTCAAAAACATTTACAGGATAAAGTTTGCAAACTTTCATTTCACTCTGCTTTCAATTAATGAAGAATAATCTTTATGCAATTCGCACCCGATATAATATCTATTCAAGTTACAAGCGACCATGGCCGTGGTGCCTGACCCTAAAAATGGGTCAAGTATAGTATCTTTCTCCTCACTACCTGCTAGGATACAACTTGTGATTAATTCTTCTGGATACACAGCAAAATGTGCTCCTTTATATGGTTTGGTCTTTACATTCCAAACACTTTTCTTTCTCTTCAATGATTTACCATCATTAGTTAACTCTTTAATGGCATCTACATTGAAATAATAGTTTTGTTTCTTACTCAGTAAGAAAATATATTCGTGTGACTTGGTGCACCTGTCCTTCATACTCTCAGGCATGGGATTAGGTTTACTCCAGATGATATCTTGTCTCAAATACCACCCATCAGCACGTAATGCGAATGCTAACATCCACGGTATGCCAATCAAGTCCTTTTCTTTCAGTCCTTCTAGTTTATTACCACGTCTAGCACACTCAGTTGGTTGGTCACGTAGAGAATTAGCAACAGATTGCTTCACCAGTGCTTGTCCTTTGCCTGGCCTGTAGTTGTAATAACTATCTCCTATGTTAACCCACAGTGTGCCATCATCAGTGAGACAATTTCTTACCTCACGGAAGACTTCTACTAAGTTTTTAACATATTCCTCAGGTGTTTGCTCCATTCCAAGTTGATTATCCTCTCCACCATAGTTACGCATACCATAATAAGGAGGTGATGTAACACACATCCTTGCTTTAGTATCAACTTGCTTCAGTGTTTCGCGGCAGTCGCCGTAGAGGACATAATTAATCATTTGAAAGTGCAACGCATCATGACTTCTGTGAGAAACGCAACCATGTTAATCTCTTGGTCCACAACAAACGCACTCTTGTATTGATAGTCTGCAATAATGAGCACTGCCTCAGGGATAGTTTTCCCATCAAGGTAGGTATAAAGATTGTCATAGATTTTCCTCATGATATCAATGGGGTCGTTATCCATATTTTGATTGACCCACTTCTTCATAGCAGTAAACTCTTTGTTTTTAAGATAACCAACAAGATTACTGATTTGAATATCGTTACTAGCACCTAGAATACCTACATCAATCTTACCAGAAGATGCATAGCGTTGTAATTCATTAAGAGTCCTACGAAAATCAGGGAAATACTTTTGAATAACCTGAGCAACTACTTTAGGTTCGTAATCAACATTCTCCTGCTCAAGAATCTCCTTAACTCTACCGAAAAATCCTGCAGCAATCGCAGGTTTGTCCTGTGATGCAGTCGAGAAGTCCACCACAGAGCATCTAGAGTGCAGTGGAGAGATGATTTTGTTTTTATAGTTGCAGGTGAAGATGAATCTGCAATTCTTTTGAAACTCCTCCATGCAGGCACGTAGGAGCAGTTGCACGTCAGGGGTGGTGTTGTCTGCTTCATCAATGATAATGACCTTGTGGGGTGCCTCAGAGGTGAGAGAGACGGTAGATGCATAGACCTTTGCCTGATTCCTCACAGTGTCTAGGAAACGTCCCTCATCGGACCCATTGATAACCAGACAGTCAGTCCCCAACTCAGCACACAATGCCTTAGCAACCGTTGTCTTACCTACACCAGCAGTGCCAGCAAGAAGAAGGTTAGGAATCTCCCCTTGCGAGAGGAATCCTTGGAAGATTTTACGTGTGGCATCAGGGAGAATACATTCATCAATTTTCTTTGGGCGATACTTTTCTACCCAGAGAAATAGTTTATCAGACATCGTAGTTAGAGTTAATAATAATTCGATTCGGGTGATATGAGGGAGACATACCAGTGTGCTCGATGGTCCCATCAAATACTACCACACGATTTGCTTTGGGTGCAACCCTAGTGTCACCAATTATGGTGTCACCATCACTTTCGTTGACATAATATACAGCACTCCAGTGAGGTCCGTCCATATCAACATGAGCACCATGTTGTAAATGATTTGGATTATACAATGTCATGTCCAACCGTGCTCTCAGAATTTTAGGAGACTTAAGATAGTCTTGTATCTGAAATAACAGGGGCAATATCAAAGATTTTAGAGGACTTTGTTGGATAGGGTCATCAAAATGAATTAGCATGTGACTAAATCCTTGATGCCCTAGGACAGGTTTACCTTCTCTTTTAGAGATATTGTCCTGATAAAACCACTCCACCCTATTACTACCGAGATATTCAAGTAACTCTCGGTGATAGGATGGAGTGGCAAAGTCATCTAAGACTTCTATCAAGGCTCTAGTGCGATGAAGTAATCAAGGGATGAGAAACTAAGACTAGAGAAGTTTGCGATATTCTTTTTACTAATACAGACATGGTAACTACCATCAATCAGTTTCAGATTCTCAACCTTGAAACAGTAACAGAAGTTACGACGCTCAGGAGTCACGTTGCCAGGATCTTCAAAGGTAATCTTACGAAGTGGCAGTGAGAATACATTAGAAGTATCATTCTTCTTGTCCTTCACACAGACACTGTATTCACCTTCATATCCATAGATACAGAGGTCTTCAACACCATACACACGTGCTGCTTGCATGAGTTGTTGGACATCTGATTGAGGCAAGTCAAAGTGAATCTCTTTGTCAGGCAGGTCAGGATTAAAATCAGGGACCGTAGGGATAATATCAGGGTCACTGTAGTAGTAAGTAGTCTTACCCTTAGTGTCTTCATCATAGACTACAACCTTCTTGTCATCAGGGAAGAAGAGCATAGGAGTCTTAAACAATGACACCGCACCTAGGAATAGTGGCAGGTCATAGATTGCCATTTGCTCAGGAATATACTCCTTGATATCAGTCGATGCAATGATGTTTTTGTTGACTGAAATAGTGTCAATGAATTTGCCTGGTTTGATTACAATAGACTTGTTAATCTGAGCAAAGTTACGCAGGAAGTCAATAGTTTGCTTACTGAGTTTAATGTTGCGTGGTGCTTCTTGCATAATTACTGGTTATAGGTTTCTGTAGGTGCTGCGTGTTTGTCATTGAAGTGCATCAGCAATACTGCATAGTGTAGCACCTTCATGATGTCACGTCTAGCACTTCCTTTTCTGTCATAACGGGAAGCATACTTTAGGATGTTACTCCTGCAGAATGCTTCACCGTCTCCACATGCTTCAATTAAATCAAGTGTTTGAAAACCATCGTTTGAATAGTGTTGCTGATACGTGGAGGAGATGTAGTCTTTGACCTCCTCCAGAATTTTTTCTTCGTTATACTTCATAGCATGTGGCATACTAACAATTCAGTCTATCACGAAGCGAGGATGTTGTCAACCTCTTCTTGGACATCAACGTTAGCGTCAATCTTGTCATACAACTCAAGGAAAGACTGCTTGGTCTCGTCATCGAAACGGTTAAGGCAGACTTTGATTGCCTTCAGACGGTCAGAGAAGATTGCATATGCATTGATGATGTGCACAAGTCTACGAGTAGAGATAACCTCATCAACACCACCGTCATTGAAAGTCTTACGGATGATTTCTGCCCAGTTAGCAAGGTTGTTGATGTAATCATCATCACAGCAATTCAACTCAGCACAGTAGTTGTTGAGCATCCTGACTTCAGTCTTAACAGAAGGATAGTCTTGCTCAAAGGTTACAGGGAAACGCTCAAGGAATGCTTCATTAAGCACGTTTGTGCCAATGAAACGACCGTCGTCACTACCTTTACCCTTTGTGTTAGCAGTAGCGATGATGTTGAATCCCTTAGCAGGAGACACTTGCTTACCAATCTTCTTAAGGAAGACACCCTTACCTTCAAGGATAGACTGAAGACAAAGAATCTTGTTAGATGCAAGGTCAATCTCGTCAAGGAGGAGGATTGCACCACGTGTGAGTGCTTCAATCACTGGACCGTTATGCCATACAGTCTCACCATTGACAAGACGGAAACCACCGATAAGGTCGTCCTCGTCAGTCTCAACAGTGATGTTGACACGAATCAATTCACGTCCGAGTTGAGCACATGCTTGCTCTACACCGAAGGTCTTACCGTTACCAGAGAGACCAGTGATAAAAATAGGGTAGAAAATACCTGAGTTAACAACTTTTTTAACATCAGAGAAATTGCCGAAGGAGACAAAGTTGCTGTCCTTAGCAGGGACAAGTGATTCAGTAATAGTTACAGTCTCCTCAAGTTGCTGACGCACTTCCTCAACCGTAAGATTCCACTTACCAAGTCCAGACTTGTAATTCTTAAGACGCTTTTTAACAGTAGCAAGTGAGCAAGCGAAATGCTCGGATGCTTCAAAGAGTTGCTTAGTGCCTACTGTTTCTCCGTGCTCTGCTTGAAGGTATGAGAGAAGGTCGTCTGTGGTCACTGGGTGAGGGGCGAAGGTCATGTGTTTTGTTTGTCGATAGACTTATTGTAGCAGCTCTTGTGCCGAGTAGTAGTCCAACCATGACGGTTTTCTATCTGGCACACGCAGATAGTTATCTTTTACCCATGGTTTTGATGATACATATCGCTTGTATGCTTCAGTGGTGTCAATGGTTGTGTCATGTTTATACACGTCAGGCATTGCTCTAGCGAAGGGTGTATGTTTGTCAGGACATCCATACTGATATAATATTCCAGCAAGTCTAATACTATTTTCGCATCCGTGTATCTTGTTATACCTGTATGTATACTCTTCACATAGAGAAATACCATGTTGTAGTAACCACTGGATGTTGTTATCAGATTTTGCTACCCATTGCGTACATGGGTGATTGCGGAAGGCACCCTTCTCCGTTTTGTAAGGAGTGCCATCCGCTTTGAATACTTTTCCGATACTATGATACCACTTAGAATATACAATGCTAAGCATTTGACAACATTCTAAGGGCATTTTGACGATGTGTTTATCTGGCAACTGATGTGCTGACAAAACTGGGTCGTCATCAACTGCAAAGATATTCACTTCTTAAATACTCCTGCTTTTGCTAAGAGATAGATGGATAAGGAGGTCCAAAAAATGACCTCCAGTGCAATGTTATTCATGCAATTTGCTCAATGAATGAAGATAGAATCTTCTTGTTGTTTGCTTTACCTTGGAGAGACTTAGTGAATGCTCTCTTGATGTCTGCTTTGGAATCAGACTTAGGGGTAAACTCAGTATCAGTATTCAATCCTGTAGATGACAAGAAGAAGTGCTGCTGATATGACCCGAAAGGCACAGCGATGGACTTGTTTTTAGACCAGATTTTTCTCTGCTTAGCAACCTCTTCCTGTGAAAGATGGTCTGCCAATGTATACATGATATCACGTGTGCTGCCAATGCGAAACCCTAGGAAGTTGCAGTTTGGGAATCGTCCCTTAAGATACTTAAGGATAGCATGTGTTGTGCACTTGTATGTGGACATATCATATGTGCGACCAGTCTTTCTGTCACGAAGCATAGAGTTACGACCAAATCCTGTAACGTGCTTACGCTTTTCACCGTGATATTCTGTTGTCTTCCACTGACGTGACCACTGTGCTTCACCATCAGTCAAGATACTGACGTGCACTTTCTCAACACCGTGCTTCTTTTGGAAGGCGGGGATAAGTGTTTGCAATGTTGCAAGTGATTCGTTAAGTGGAGTGCCACTCAAGTTAAGGTGTGAAGGAATATACTGTGTAGGAGGACATGGTTTCTGCTCCTGCCAAGGGTAGTAATTACGATACACAAACATTGAGCAAACTCTCCAGAGATATAGAGAAGACTGGTCAAAGTCACGATTGTTTTGCTCACTGCTCAGGAATTCCATGAGGAAGAAGTTGTAAGGAATAGAGAATGTGTGGTCTCTACCTTGAAAATCTTCTTGCTTGAAACCATCGGGGAAGAAACCACCGTCCTGAGTAAATGCAAGGACTTGGAATGGAATACCAACCTTACGGCAGAAGATAGCAAGTGAAAGTGTTTGCTTGTATGTGTCAAGAATCTGGTCACACATTGACCCTGACCAATCTAAGATAAAGATTAGACCATGATTCTTACCATCAGAAGTAACAGTTACTTTTTTGAAGAGGTCTTCATTATAAAGATACTGGTGAAGTTTAGATGTGTCAAGGACACCAGTCTTAGAAACAGATGCACGTGCATATGCAGATGCTGCTTTCTTCATCTCAAACTCTTTGGCAAGGTATGAAACTTCACGTGAATTACCACGCTTCCAATCTCTGTATGCTGCATCACATACTTTCCAGTCTGGTGCACCAGAGTAGAAATCATCATCAGGGTTAGTGAAACGGTCTCTTCCCCAATACTCATCACACATGTCAATGATTTTCTTAGAAGGCACAATGTGATGATTGAGATTACAGTTATCAATCTCAACGTATTCTGTTACTGAGTTAGGATTAGTTGCAGTATCTTCTAGAAGATTCTGATTGAATGCCTCATCAGTTTTTGAGTCAAGAGAGTCAGAGGTCTCACCACCACCATCTTGCTTGAATGAAGGCACGTCAAGTTGTGCTTCATCGTTACCTTCTTCCTCTGAAGGTTTTGGTTTAACGTCACCCTCATCACCTTGCTCTACTGTATCTGAATCACCCATGGAATCAGCAGGTTTTGAAGCACCTGAGTCAGTATTTCCTGAGACTGGAGCAGGAATAGAGTCCTGTTGTTGCTTCTTAGAGTATTCGTAAATAGCAATCGCAGCAGCAATGGTCTCTTGGAAGGTCTCAGCAGCACCCACAGCGTCTCTCAGGTCCCTCTCAGGTCCATCAAAAGGAAGGATGTGGAATGCACCAATCTTGAAATATAAGTTTACTCTGTCAATAAGGTTAAGAGTCTCAACATCTACGTCTTGGATGCCAAAGAAGTCTCTCTGGTTTAGTTGCTGATACCCTTGGTAAAAATCTTTGTTTAGACCTGGAAACTTACGTTTCATAAGTTTCTCAATACGTGCATCCTCACAGATGTTGAGGTAAGACTTAGGACATTCATCTGCCCCTGCCCAGTCTTCACATGGTGTGAAGAGTGCATGACCAACTTCGTGACCTACAAGCATGTCATATACACGACCAGATACTTGCCAGATAGGAAGAGTCAAAACACGACGGTCAACATCAAAGGAAGCAGTCTCCACAACCTTGTGCTCAACAACAAGGTTTTCAGTAGCAAGGAGTCTAGCGAGGTTGCCTTTGATTTCTTGAGTGGTCATGTGCGTTTCGTTTGTATATACACAGTATAAGACCCCATGGAAGAAATTCCACGAGGTCGGTGCCACTTTGTCAACTGTCTACCTATGCACCCTCCTCCTTAATCAGTTTGGAGAAGTCATTAGGTTTCTCAAAGCGTAGCGTAGTATGGAATTTATCTAGAAGGATGTCACCCTTATGGGATATTACAAATAGATTGGTCTTTCCGTCAAGTCCCCTTAGAATCTTCATCAATTCTTCTGTTGCTGTAGAATCTAGGGAGGAATCAAACACTTCATCCAGAATCAGGAGATTTGTAGAGGCAGAATTCTTCTGCTTAGCGATATCTCTCCATGTAAACAGGAGTGCAAGGTCAATTTTCTGCTTCTCACCCTCAGAGAATGATGCATATGAAAACACATCACGGAAACGAGACTTGATAATCTCATTAAACTCCTCGTCAAGGGTGAAGTTAACGAAAAAGTCCATCTTCTGCAGATATTTATTGATTTTCTGGTTAATTAGAGGGATAAACTTACTGATTACCCTGCTCTTGATACCACTATCTCTCAACAGAGAAGAAATAACCTTAAAATTTTCTACTGTTACGTTGACTGCAGTGCAATCATCCTCAGTTTTCTTAAGTTGAAGACGAAACTCCTCTAGTTTTACCTTTTCAGCAGTAGTATCAGGTGCTTCTTGGTTACAATCAAGGATAATCTTCTGTGTTTCTCTCAAAAGTCTTTCGTTTTCTTTCTGGAGAGAATTGATATCGTGTTGGAGGGCAGTAATTTCATCACAAGTCGCTTTCTTATCAGAAATTGTCTTAAAAATACTGTTAATTTGAGTAGTAATCTGGTCTAGTCCACCACCAAACCTTTCAATCTTACCTTGTGCCTTGATAGTTTGACTGCTACGCAACTCATCATCCAAAGATTGAGAGCACTGTGGACACTCACTGTTAGATTTGTAGAATTTTAGGTCAGTTTCAG